GAGATCCGGTATAAGAAATCAAAGCAGACGATCTACTTCCGTGGTCTGGATGATCCGATCAAACTGAAATCCATTAAGCCTGAGTTCGGATACATCGGGATCCTGTGGATCGAGGAACGTGATCAGCTGGCAGGCCCTGCAGAAGAGAGATCGGTAAAGCAGTCAGTACTGAGAGGCGGATCCGAGTCTTATGACTTTGTAAGCTTCAATCCGCCGAAAACTAACAGCAACTGGGTCAACAGAGAGGAGCTCGTACCGGATCCTAACAGGATCGTTCACAATTCCAATTATCTGGATGTACCTCCGGAGTGGCTGGGACAAAAGTTCCTGGACGATGCCCAGCATCTCAAAGAAGTAAATCCGGAAGCCTATGAACATGAATACATGGGCATTCCCAACGGAGAAGGAGGAGCCGTATTCGAGTTCATTGAGTCCAGAGAGATCACGGATGATGAGATCCGGAATATGGATCGTCTCTATGCCGGTGTTGACTGGGGATGGTATCCGGATCCGTTTGCGTTTATTCTCTGTTACTACAATAAGAGTCAGGAGAAGATCTATTTGATCGATGAGTACTACGTTAACAAGCAGAAAAACACGGAAACGGCAGAATGGATCCTGAAACATCACGGGGAAGATATTCATGCCCTGCAGTATGGAGTGATCTGCGACTCGGCGGAGAACAAGAGTATTGCCGACTTTATTGACTGCGGTATCTTTAATGCGAAAGCGGCATTCAAACCACCGGGATCTGTGGATTACGGAATGAAGTGGCTCCAATCCAGGACCATTGTGATAGATCCGGCAAGGACTCCCAATGCATTCAGGGAGATCACGCAGTACGAGTACCAGAGAGACAAGGATGATAACTTTGTGTCCGGCTATCCCGATGCGGATAACCATACGATTGATGCACTCAGATATGCACTCTCTCCGCTATTTATGCGGCGGATGTCGCAGGCGTAGGAGGTAATGTAAAGGAATATTTTAAATTGGATACGGGAGGCTTTGCGAAGGTTGTTTACAGGAAAAGAAATAGAAACATTCGGTATTGAGTATGCCAGATCACCGGAGATGGAGAATGCGGTCAGGCTGTGGACGGCCATGCAGAACGGAAAACCGGATTGGGTGGATACGGATATTAAGACGGTGAGGTTCAGCAATACCATTGCCAGACAGCTTGCGCAGCTGGTAACACAGCAGATTGATGTCAAGATAGAACCAGCCTACGGAACGGATCGCACTCATTCAGAGGTCCTGCAGGAGAGTCTGGACAGAGCATTCCTTCACAGGTCGCAGGAATTTGTGGAGAAGATGATCCGTACCGGAGGAGTCATGGCCAAGTGGAACGGATCCGGAATGGATTACCTGCCTCCGGACAGGTTTGTCATTACCGATGCGGACAGCGACGGAACGGTAAAAGGAGCGGTTTTTGCGTCTACCTACATTGCCGGAAGAAGACACATCACGAAACTTGAATACCATCGCTTTAATGCGGAAGGATCCTATCTCATCAGCAACAAGGCATTCGAATCCATGGATGATAAGACCATCGGAAGGGAGATTCCTTTGTCTTCCACCAGATGGAAAGACATCCGGCCGGAGACAGTGATCAACGGGTTAGAGAAACCTCTGTTTGTTTATATGCGCAATCCGATGGCCAATACCATTGATCCGGACAGTCCGCTGGGTGTTCCCTGTTTTGCGGACTGCATAGAGGAATTGCGGTGGCTGGATATTGCATTATCTGCCATGGGAACAGAGACAGAGTCTTCGGCACCGATCATGTTTGTGGATGAAGCGTCGGTGCAGTATGCGACAGAACATGCACTCAAGCTTCCTAAGTTTGTACGGGGAATGCAGATGGGAATCAATCCGGAGAACACGGTCAGAGATTGGCAGCCGACTCTGCAGGTGGAAAGCAGAAAGGAAGGAATTAACTTCTACCTTTCCATCATCTCTTACAAGTGCGGCTTTGATCCGGGATACTTTGTGTTCAACGGTCAGAGTATCAGCGTGGCTACCGCAACACAGGTGGAAGCTACCGAGAGAAGGACCATCGATACCGTCATGGCATACAGAGCTCTGTTTGATCGTCCTACCGCAAACAATGACGGCCGTACCGGATACATTCACGATATTGTCTATATCCTTGATGTGATGAATACGATGCTGGGGACACAGGAAGGATACGGTAACTTTGGTAATTATGATGTCTTTACGTCATTTGCGGATCTGACACAGAACGAAGAGGAGAACAAGCAATTCGATTACATGCTGGCAAATAACGGATACATGTCCAAGGCACGATTCCTGGTACGGCATCTTGGTTTAACGGAGGAAGAAGCGCTGGCCATGGTAGCGGAAGCAAATGAAGAGAAAGCTTCTTATGACAAGAAGGCAGTACTGTTTGGAGAGGAGTGATGTTGAAGGGGTATCGGAAAGAGATTCTTCGAGAAGTATTTCAGCCGTCTGAAGTACACCTATAACAACAGAGGATCTTCCATCCATGTGGATCTGACTTCTTTCGGAAAGAATCTGGACATTGCTCAGGATGCACTGGATGCACAGATCTGGTCAGACATCCAGAAGTTCATGCCGATGGACAAAGGTGCCTTAATCGAACAGACGGACATTCTGAATAAGTCAACCAGAGGAGAGGTATATCTGTATCCTCCGACACTGGATTACGGACACTATCAGTATGAAGGTTGGAAATACGTCGATCCGGTGTATCAGGTCGGCGCTTTTTATTCTCCCGAATACGGATACTGGAGCCGTCCGGGAATTCCCAAAGAAAAGTCTGATGTTCCTTTGTTCTATCAAAGAGCGGGAGCGGAAGCGCATTGGGACGAAGCAGCTATCGCCAGATACGGAAAGACATGGCTTAACGTTGCAAGAAAGGCAATGAAGTAATGTTGACACCGGAGTATCTGAGAACCATCACAGAAGCCACAGAGAAGGCCACAGAAGACTTTAACAATGCCATGGTGGAAAAGATCGTCAAAAGGATTCTGGCGCTGTATAACGCAACAGGAGACGTAAAACTGATACCTTCCTCAAGGAATGATGTGCTGAAGATGATGGAAGCCGGCAAGGTCTATGAGGATATCCGTGATGAAGTGGTCAAAAGGCTTCCGGATATCGAAAAGGAAATACGAAAGGCATTCGAAGATGCTTCAGAAGAGATACGGCTGGAGAACATCAGAACATCCGCAGAGATATTGGAAGAACCGGCAGATGATGATGTAGTGCAGGGATCACAGCTTACCGAGAAAGAAAAAAGACTCCTGCAGAGAGCCTACGAAGCCACAGACGGCACAATTCAGAACCTGACCGGTACTACTGCAAGCACATGGCAGACGGAGTATATAAACGCATGTGATGAGGCATACTGGAAAGCTACACACGGAGTCAGTATGAATCAGGCAGTACGGGAAGCTGTGGATCGGGTGGCTAAAAGCGGTACTCGAGTTGTTCAATACGGATCCGGACATGTGGATACGATCGAGGTTGCTATTGCAAGAGCAGTAAGAACCGGATTGAATCAGGCAGCGGCGCAGATCACACTTCAAAGAGCTGCGGAGTGCGGAGCAGAGTACGTGCTTGTATCCTCGCATCTGGGTGCCAGAGTTACGGATAAGGATGAACCTGCAAATCACTACTCGTGGCAGGGGAAGGTATATCACCTTGACTGGAAATCGGCAGAGTTGGAACAATACGCTCCGGATGTCAGTGCCAGTCAGAAACAGAAGGGCTTATTTGCACGCCTACGGGACAAATTACGGTCGTTCTTTAAAAAGAAGGAGAAATATCCGGACTTTGTAAAAACCACCGGATACGGCACAGGAGAAGGCTTGTGCGGATGGAATTGCCGGCACACGTTCAGCATCTTCTATCCGAAGACCAACGAGAATAACCAAATCCAGTATGATTCCGAAGAGAACCGGAAAGCATATGAACTTTCTCAACAGCAAAGAGAACTGGAACGCAGGATCCG